GGGAATATTTTTTTCTACTTCAATAGTCATGCTATTCTCCTTATAACTTAACTCATCATACACTACCATGATACACACATACAATGAATATCATCTAGGGGATAACCTAGTTCATCTTAATTATCTTCGTAAGGTTTGTGAGCAAAACCCTGACCTAGAATTCACCCACCATTGTAATTTAAGGCATCACAAACAATTAGCTCCGCTATGTGAGGGTGTGGCAATACAGATTGAAGATCTAGCAACCCCACCTGATGTTGTAAACGCTTGGATTGGTAGGGATAATTACTTTTACAACCATCCCCTACAGCATGATTGGGTTAACTTTCATCTGGAATGGTTTGACCACTTATCTAACCTTCTTGAATTACCCTCTCCTATGGCTTGCAGAGAGGATCTACTCTTTGAGTACCCCGCCTTAAACGCCCCCATTCCCATTGAATTTGATTACCTCATCATTAACGCCCTCCCACAATCTGGGCAATTGCCAGACTTTGATGCTCAATTCTTCAAGAATCGGGTACGCAATCTTCTAAATGAGGGGTTTTCTGTCATCACAACGAACCCTACAGGCATGGGTTTATCTACTTTAGAGATGGGTTTAGATGTGACTGGCATCGGAAGCCTATCCAAATACTGCAAGCACATTGAGGGTGTTGCTACTGGTCCGATGTGGACTACCTTTAATAAGTTCAATAAAGACAAGGTGTTAAGTCGTAAGTTCTATTGCGCTCATCAAAGCGTGAACTTAACCGACAACACAACTACGCTCAATAAACTGTAATTTTTTTTGGGGTGGACTCGGAAGGGGGTGCACACCTCACCGTACTCATGCCCAACTCAAAGGGCAAACAGTCATGCTGCTTTGTGTGAATCGTCACCAATCCCAATTAGACTAGCCATACTATGCAATCTATCTGTGGTAATGGTTAAGCTACACAACCCCATATGAAATATTAAAGGGGACAGAGTGCGGAGAGTTGATTACCTTTCCAGGCTTCGGCATACCCAATCTCTTATCTATGTATCTATCTACTAACATCCTATATAAACTAACCTAGACGATAGATGATAGCTATATAGACTATAGATGATAGTAGTATAGCTATGCGCCATAGTATCAGACTATTGACAATTAAACAACAATAGCTAAATATCATTAGGTTATTACCATTATTATCATTATCATTATAGATGTATTACACCTAACTAATTGGAGGATCTATGGCAACACCTACATTCAGAGTATTGGCTACTTATGGCATCAAATCAGATGCTAATGAAGCAGCAACAAATCAGGGCTTAACGCCTTGGGAATGTGTATTCCATTGTGAAAATGGAATGTATGGATATGAGATTAGAATTTATGACAACTGGCAAGAATGGCAGCCTGATCTCTATTTAAGCAGCACTAGCAGCAAATAGTAAAACTTAACCTAACTATCAAGGATCTATCATGCAAAACACTATCTATCAAGAGGTAACCGATTCAATCATTAAGCAGCTTGAGAATGGCGCTACGCCATGGGTTAAACCATGGAAAGCAGACAGTAGCGCAGAAAAAAACATTGTAAGCAAAAAAGAATATAACGGAATCAATCGTTTAATTTTAGGTATGAATAACGCTATCAAGGGTTACAGCACGCCATTTTATGGATCATTCAAGCAATGGCAAGAATTAGGCGGGACAGTGCGAAAAGGTGAAAAGGGTACAAAAATAGTATTCTACAAAAAAGTGACAGGTGAGAAAATGACAGAATCAGGGGATAGCGAGAATTTTGCTTATTCATGCCTTAAAACCTATTTTGTATTCAATGCCGATCAAGTAGATGGAATTGAGATAGCTAAACCAGTGGATCTTGATCCAAGGGTATTCAATCCACAACCAGCACTAGATGATCGGATTCTTAAGACTGGCGCTACTGTTAGGCATGGCGGGAATTCTGCCTTTTATTCACCTGACGGGGATTTTATCAACTTGCCTAATAAGGAATCATTCCAAGATGATTCTAGTTACTATGCCACTGTTTTACATGAACTTACTCACTGGTCAGGTGCTAAAACCCGCTTAGATCGTGATCTTAATAATAAATTCGGATCGCCAAAATATGCTTTCGAGGAATTAGTAGCGGAATTAGGCGCTGCCTTTTTATGTCAGGATTACCAGATTCAAGGTGAATTGCGCCATGCTGGATATATTCAAAACTGGCTAACTTGCCTAAAAGAAAACAACCAGGCAATTTTCAAGGCAGCAGCACTAGCACAAAAAGCAGCAGACTATTTGAATGGTTTAGATGCACTTACAAACCAGGCAGCAGCATGAGCGCTCAGGATAAATACAGCGCTTATCTATATTGGAGCGCTAAGCAAGGTATCACAGCGCTAAGTTATAACGCCTGGCGATCTACAGTTAAACAGGGCAAATTGTGGCAATAGAGCGCTTTACGGGTTTAGTGGTACTCAGGTATCACTTACCCTGTAAAAACGCTGTAGCGCTTGTTTTAAAGTGTTTTAAAGGTATTTAATAGTTTTATCTTACTAACCTAACTAATTTTCGAGGTATTTATGAGAAATAATGATATTTATACTATTCAACGCAAAATCTTTATAAAGAAGAAATATTCCCTCATGCGTGTGCAAGGGGTAATCAGTAAAGATCAGTTAATTGACTTAGTAGCTGTATTTGGTGGTTTGCTACTGGTTTGGCTACTCTTAGCATTGTGAGAACCCCAAGACCCCAACGAACCCCAAGAGCTAAGCACCTAACCCGCCTTACGGGGGATACCTTTAAAAAGGGTAGCTATCGTTTATCTAAGTGCTTAACTAAAGGGGTGCGATCCTGTAAGAGTCCCCCAGATACTAGCCACTATGTTTATTCCCTTTGGCGCTACACCATGCGGGAGGGGTGGGTAATGCCCCCGTGTAATTTGCTTTAATCGTGATTTTGGTAGCGATGTCAAATCCGTTGTTAAGCCCCCTTACCAACTGACAACAAAACCACGACTAAAACAAACTTAATCGGATTAGATCATACTTTTTAAAGGAGTGCAACAAAATGAACAAAGCAGATAAAGATGCGCAGAAGTGGCAAGAGATGAACCAGGCAGCTCAGTACCGAGAATGGATCAGAGCAACGGAAACAGGTACGCCTTATTACATCAATCCTCAAGGCGATGTAGTGACTGAAGATAAAAAAACAACACCTAACAAATAAATTGCACTAATCGTAGTAATGTAGTAATGTTCTATCTGTAGTAACTGAAACCCTAACTATTTAATAAGGAATAATCATGGAATATTGCGTTAATTGCAAACACCTAGACCACTCGACACTTTCGTGTGCGAAAAGCTCAACAATAAGCCTAGTAACAGGCAAAGCGCTATACAGTAGCGCATATCTATATCGTCAAGACGAGCATTATTGCGGTAAAGATGGCAAATGGTTTGAATTTATGGAAACTGAAGATCTTGACGATCTCTCAGCAATCCCTTTTGGTAAATAACCTAACTAATGGAGTTAATCATGGCAAAAACACCAAGCAGTAAGAATAAACCTAAGACACCTTTTCCAGTGAAGGCAGTTGATAAGAAGATCAATGATGCTTACACCAAAAAAGAAGTAGATCGCCTTAAAAACCTAGTCGCAAGGCAAGATGACCTTATAGCTCAGATGCTAGATGAGTTAAAACAAGAGCAGATCAAAACTGGCAAGCTAGGTCAAGAGTTAGAAGATCTAGAAGATGAGATCGACAGTTGGAAAGAGATTGTTAAAACCATTATGGAGGTGGTATGAACGATCAAGCAGATTTTGCACCAGAGATAAGGCGTTCCGCCATATGGTCAGGTGATAGCCGTAAGGTCGCTAATGGCAAGATGGTAGATGTGATCCTAGAGAAGCAAGGTAAGAAGGAGTTAAAAGACCTCTCAGGCGTGGAAGCAGTGCAGATGGGTCATGTCATGCAACCTTTGATTGGAAAGCTGGCTCAAGATCGTTTAAAGATGGAGTTAAAAGATGCTGATTACTCGATTACCCATTCAAAGCATACTTGGTTTAAATCTCATTTTGATTTCATTAGTGCTGATGGTGGTGTGCTTGTTGAAGCTAAAAACTACAACGCAGCAGTTCGCTCTAAGTTTGATCCCGACACTAATCGGATTCCTGATGCTGATTACGCACAACTTGTCCACGAAGCTGCTTGCCACAATGTTAATCGGATCTTTTTGGCTGTTTTATTTGGTGGTCAAGAGTTTCATACCTTTGAATTTACTATTTCAGACCAAGAAAAAGATGATCTCATACAGAAAATGGCTACAGTTTGGGGTCATTGCCAAGCGGGTACGCTTCCGCCAGCAGAAACCATTGAGCAAACTAAGATCATTTACCCGTCATCCTCTACTGCGGTGGTTACGGCTACACAGCAAGTTGAGTTGGCTATCGCTCAGTTACGGGATGTCAAGAATCAGATTAAACACCTTGAAGCTACTGAGGAGCAGATTGAAGTGGCTGTCCGAAATCTTATGGGAGAGTGCCAGGAGATTAGAACAGTGGATGGACAGACATTAGTGTCTTGGAAGTCCTCTAAAAGCTCTAAGAAGTTCTCAGCATCACTGTTTCAGAGTGCCATGCCCGATATTTACGATCAGTTCGTAGTAGAAACAATGGGCAGTAGGAGGTTCTTAGTTAAATGAACAACATTGACCTCGCAATATATGTAATGGCTGCATCCTCAGTCATCGACACAATCCTAACTTTAGCGGAGAAATTTACATGAGCAATATCGTTAGTTTTAACGAGATGGAGCAGATGGCACAAGCAATAGCCAAGTCTGGTCTGTTTGGTATGAAGGACACCAATAGTGTTTTAGCACTAATGGCGGTAGCACAAGCGGAAGGCTTACATCCTGCTACGGCAGCTCGTGACTTTCACATTATTCAAGGCAGACCAGCATTGAAGGCTGATGCAATGCTTGCCCGTTTTCAAAATGCAGGTGGCAAAGTCGAATGGAAGGACTACACAGATGAGCAAGTTACAGGAGTTTTTTCACACCCCGTCGGGGGTAACCTTGCGGTTACATGGACCATTGGACAAGCTACCAAAATTGGTCTTGTTAAACCAGGAAGCGGATGGCAAAAGTTTCCCAGAGCGATGCTCAGAAGCCGTTGTATTTCAGAGGGGGTTAGATCAGTTTTCCCTGGATCTGTTACGGGGTTCTACTCACCCGATGAAGTTGAAAACTTCCAAACCGAGACCGCCAAGCCTTCCGTATTAAAAGACATGGGATCAGTCATTCCTAGCGTAGTGGATCTTTCCGCTATTCCTGATGACATCCCTGATATGGCATTGCCGATGTATGTTCCTGGTAACGATGTTCCGTATGCGCATTATGTTTGTAAAGATGATTGGATTGATGGTTTCGCAGAGATGCACGCCAAGATCCATGAATCAAGCAAGATGACACCAGAGGAAAAGTTCTCCAAGATAAAGGCATTTAGAGATGTCAATGAAGCCTATACAAAAACATTTGACGGCAATACTACAGCGAAGTTCTTATCAAAACTCCAAGCAATTAGAAAGGAAATCAACAATGGCTAATGGTCATATCGCCCAGATGGGCAAAGGCGTTCTGTTTCAGAACGAAAAGAAAACCAATGAGCGTTCTCCTGATTGGAAAGGTACGCTATTGCTATCAGAGGACTATAAAGCGGGTCAAACCCTGAAGATTGCTGGCTGGACTAAGCAAACCCCTAAAGGTAGTTTAATCAGTCTGTCTGAAGATAATTGGAAACCACAGAACCCTGGCGTTTATCCAAAAGAAGTGAATCGTGTCGATGACGGGGAAGTGCCCTTCTGATGAAATCACTAACTATTTTTTGGATTGCTTTTTCATTATTTTTATTAGGAAACATTTTGATAAAAGAGTGTCATGCAGCTACTAAGTGTGAGCGTGACTATACAGGTGGTATTTGCTGTTGGGATACCAATACCGAAGGACCATTTAAACCAATTAACTGCTGATGATTCATTTAAACCTACCTTATCCACCCTCAATCAATAACTACTGGATCGCTAGTGGACATCGTAGGTTTATCAGCCAACGGGGAAGGGATTTTAAGAATCATGTTGCAGAATATTGTGCGGAATGGCGTGTACCTAAGTTTGGAGATGCTCCCATGTGGGTTGAAATCGTCTTACATCCAAGATCCAAAAAACTCATGGATATTGACAACTGTATTAAGCCCATTTTGGATGCCTTACAAGATGCTGGAGTTTTCGATGACGATTGCCAGGTACAACGGGTATCTATTACAAGAGGTGTGCCGAAAAAGGGTGGCGGTTGTGTAGTCATGCTTGATCGGATGGAGGATCACTCCGTAAGCTCAGATGCGAATTTGGCGTGAATTAGCCAAGTAGTTAGGTGGACTACGGTGAGGGTCTTTCTGAGCAGCTCACCACTTAACCTAACAGGAGAATAATTATGGAATTAACTCAAAAGCAAGAAATTATTAAATGCCTTAAAAAAGGCTGGAAATCACCCCTAGATGCTTTGAAAGAAGCTGGCACGATGAAGCTATCTACTAGGGTAGGGGAACTTAAGGCGCAAGGTTACTTAATCCTTGATAAATGGCATGAATCTAAGAAATACAAGCTCTACAAACTGGTTGGAACTAAATGAATAAGCAAGATTTAATTGATTTTGAAAAAGAGGTGGCGGATCACTGGGAAGATGGTAATTTGCCTTACCTCATCCACTTATCAGGTGGTAACGAGGACTTTTTAATTGATTTGTTTAAGGAGGTTCAAGATGGGGACTGGGTTTTTAGCACTCACCGCAATCATCATCATGCTCTTTTATCTGGAGTTTCCAGAAATGAGCTTCTTGCAAAGATTCTTGATGGCAACTCTATGTTCGTGTTTGACAGGGATCGTCATTTTTTTACTTCAAGTATTCTTTCTGGCACTTGCGCAATAGCAACGGGTGTAGCTTACGCACTTAAAGAAGAAGGTAGCTCTAATCGGGTCTGGTGCTTCTTAGGTGATGGTGCAGAAGAACAAGGACACTTTTATGAGGCGGTAATGATGGTCCAAGGACATGATCTACCTTGTACATTCATTATTGAAGATAACAACCGTAGCGTAGATTCAACGCTAGAGGAACGCTTGCCTTATCAGTTTAGATTTAGATTGCCAGGGTGCGTAATCCGCAACAACTACGATCCTACCTATCCTCATGCTGGCAACGGCACTAAAAAGCATATTGTTTTTAAGGATGTTAAATGAGCTACAAGGATGAGCTTACTAAAGCCAATACCAAATTAGCCCAAAACCCTCAAGTGCGTTTTATTGGCTATGGTCTTAAAAAAGGCAGAGCATTAGGTACGCTAAAAGAAGTGGCAGATAGTCAGATTATTGAGATGCCTGTAGCAGAGAACCTGATGATGGGGTTTGCAATAGGACTATCACTCAAGGGATACCTCCCAGTGGTCTTTATTGAGCGTATGGACTTCTTAATGAACGCAATGGATGCAATGGTCAACCATTTAGACAAAATAGCCAAAATCTCTCATGGTGAGTTCCACCCAAAAGTCATTATTCGTTGCATTGTGGGCAATACCAAGAAGCCTCTTTATACAGGCGCTACTCATACTCAAGATTTAACTGAGGGAATACGCCAAATGGTGAGCTTTCCAGTGTGGAAAATGAAAGATGAGGGTGATATTGAGGTGTTTTATGACCTTGCCAGCAAGACTTTTGATTCCGTAATGTTGGTCGAATATAAGGATTTAGCGTGAAAAGCAATAAATACAGTGATTTTAAGATCTTCCATCATCCAGAAAAGCTGATTTCTTTTGGGGCGGGGAAGGTTACTGCACCTGTGTATGTTCGGGTCAAGCCAATTAACCTTTGTAATCACGGCTGTTTCTTTTGCGTGTATAGCACTGGTTTTAGAGTAAAAGACGGTGGAGAAGAAGAACATATTGTTAGCGGTATGCACGAGGACATGAAGGAAGATGACATCATCCCTAGAGATAAGATGATTGAGATCTTGCATGACCTAGCTAACATGGGTACTAAAGCTATTACATGGAGTGGGGGTGGAGAGCCATTGATGCACCCTGATATAGCAGACTTCATGCGCTTAACATTAGCTCTCAAAATGGACCTATCCATCATCACCAATGGTCAGAACCTAGTTAAAGAAAAAGCGGAAGTCTTAGCCAAAGCCAAGTGGGTGCGTGTATCAATGGATTACACCAATGGCGAGGAAATGAAGCGGTTTAGGAATGTGCCAGAAAAGAGTTTTGATAGCATCATCCGCAATCTAAGAGGTTTTGCGGGAATGAAAGATGCGGGATGTGATCTGGCTGTTAATTATATTGTGCATCGCAACAATTACAAAAATCTTGGGGGACTAACCCAGTTATTAAAAGATAGCGGTGTTGAAAATGTGCGTTTCAGTCCAATGTATGTACCAGACTTTTATGAATACCATAAACCGATAGCAGAGGAAGTTAATGAACAGCTTAAAAACATTCAAAAGATATGTGATGATCGCTTTACTGTTAACAGCACTTACAACATTACTCCTGGGAGTAGTCACTCTCATACTAGAAGCTATCACAAGTGCTTCATTATGCAGACCGTACCCGTCATCGGTGCAGACCTCAATGTATATGCTTGTCATAACAAAGCCTACGATAAGTCAGGATGTATAGGATCTATCAAAGACAGTAGCTTTCATAGGCTATGGTTTAGCCCTGAAACACAAGCCTATATGGACAAATTCAATGCTAAGACCACTTGTATGCACGAGTGTTCTAACGACAGAAAGAACATATTGATTAACGAAGTCATTAACGCTAGTACCGACAACTTTATTTAAGGAAAATCATGGCAACTAA